TGTTGCTTCTCGAATATCAGAAACTCCCATGACTCTTAATGCATTTTCTACTCGCTCCGGACTGCCTATAGAATTCCACTGAGCAAGACCGAATGATTCTTCAATCCCATTGCTGAAATATGCTCGAGGATCGAGACCACTTTCTTTTTGCAAGTTGCCGACAATACCGGCTGCCTGGGCAGGCGTCCATCCCTGGGCAATAAAGTAATTCATTGCTTGCTGTGCTCTCTCGCCGGTGGTGCCTGATAGCGGCGGAAGATCAGCGGCAGAAATTTGTCCTGATCTTTGCTCGTTTGCAGCGGCTTGTGCCACAAGTCTCGGATCAACTTGACCGTCACCGTATCCTATAGCACCGTCGTAAGGTATTCCGAAATGAGCGCCGTGAATAACGCCGATGATAAATGGGTGCTGTGCATCTCTGCCGTCCATGAAAAACCCAAAAACCCAATCGCCTTCTTCGGGCACACTAAAAAATGAACCGCCTGTTCCGTTTATCATAAATGCCCAAGGCAAATCTTCAGTCATTACTTCGTTCGTATTAAGCGGCGGATGAAAACCAAACGCTCTTACTCTTACTCGCCCATGATTTATAGGATCATCACGATCTTCTACGATTCCCATGAACCAAGTTAGATTTTGTAATCCATCGCCATTAAGTTGCATCTAGGTCTTTTCCTATTCCATTACGAGTTAAAGTCAATTTTTGTATGTAAGTATTCTCATAGAAGACATTGATGATTGATTCCACAAGATATAATCCGCTTACTCTTTTGTCTGTTGTATCTTCTGAGCCACTGGATGCCTGGTATTTCATTATGTCAAGTGAAATACTGCTCCCTGCAACTATATTGTTATTTCCATATATTGAAATATCTACCTTATTTCTATTGGTGTGATACAAATACGCACCTTTTTTATTATAGATATCTGCATAGTTGGCATTTGTTCTCACACCAGGTCCGGCGGAAACTCCTTCAGTAGGATAATCCTTTATAAACCATCGGTCTTGAGTTTCCAATATTCTTTCTTCGCGGAACTTTTCCGTGTGAAAAAGTTCCAGCCCAGGATTATTTTGATCGAATCTGTCGCCTATAGAATAAGGTTTTCTATTGATAACGTTATGTAACGGATCAACTTCATATGCTGTTCTGACATAACCGCCGCCATTTATATCATCGATGGTGTTTACGATCTCGCCATAATCTATTTCTATGATTGAACTTTGAAGTCGTATTTGCCCCTCGGGTGATTGATCTGCCTCGAATGATTGAGAGAAAGTAGGAGGCTCGTCATTATATGCTTCTCTCTGTAGATACTCGTTTGTTGCAAACACATAGTTTTTTCTATTTTCAAAAAAATGATAAGTCTGAGAAAAACTGCTTGCGTTATATGCTCTCTTCGCAAAGAAAAACATCGTCTGTTCTGGACTGTAGTTCGGAACTACTAATCTTTGATTTCCATCAGTTTCTTGTACTATCAATGCTTTTTCTTTGAGTTCTCGGTTACTGGTTTTTAATACTTCATTCTCAGGATTATTTTTGAATATCGAAGGAGTTATATCTGCTCCGTAGTATTTGTCATAAACAATCTTTACAAATTCGCTTATCTTGTCGCCCTGAGATCTATTTGTAGCAGGGCCTGCGAACGCTTTCATAATGGTTGTATTTTCCGAATATACTCTAGGACGCGAAGTAAAATGCATCGTGTATTCCCACATCGTAGATTTTCTAGGATCTGCCTGTCTCACATCAGAAACAGAATACAAAAACATTTTATCTACGTGCTTCGTTCCATAAAAATCGCTATAGCTAATTTCTATAAATTCTTCGCCTCTTAAAGGAAAATCTTGCAACAAACCTACCGTGTCAAACATCTTTGCGGAGCCGCGAATCGCGCCTTTATTCATTGATTCTTCAATTTTAAAAGAATGAATGATTGCCTTTATATCAAAAGTTTTTGAAAAGTCATAGGACTTTATAATAAAACTGTGCAATTCAAAATAGCCAGCCTCTCTAATTGCTCCGCTTTCAGCCATTCATAACCGCCTTTAAATCTGATTCAAACTTATCTGAAAATCTATTGTCAATAAGATATATGTTTCTTTTATTGTCATTGATAATAGTTTCATACTCATAATACCGAATGGCTCTCCACTCTGCTGGGATGATGGAACTACTATTTTCGAATGTAAAAGTATTTATTGTAGTTTCACTATTTGCTATATTCTGGTAATAAAGAATATTATCTGTTATCGTTTCATTTTGACCCCATACCAGAACCGCATATCCAGTAGTACCAGACTTTTCTGCATATTTCTTTTTGAAATTTTCTTCGAATCCTATAGAAGAAAGAGGCCAATTTCCATATGTATCTATAATGTTATTGGCAAAGTATACAAGCCATACCTTTCCTTGGCTGCCGTAATAAAATTCGGCTATGTGCTCTGGTTTATCATCGTTGCGAACTACATAAGGCAAGAATATAAAAGGATCTCCAAAAATATCATCGATGATTTTTGTTCGCTTCATTATATCGACAACAGAGCGATTATCATAAGTAATTTTAGGAAAATATTTAAAATAGTCTGACATTATTAACCTCCAAATTCATCAGCAGTCCAGATTTCAGCTTCAATGAATTCCATAGAAATATTGATAAAAGCTGGTGCTGAACCGCTACTACCTTTTATTAGCACATTACCGTTTGGTGAATAATCGACACTCAATCCTTTTACCATGGACCGTTTGAATGTAAAAATCTTCGAAGGATCATATCCCACAAAATAAATGTCGACCATATTCGGATACGTAAGTATACCTCTGCTTAAAGACGATTCAGTTCCTCCACCAACGGCTTTATATTTGGGCAGGATCTTTGATTTTATAGTTCTAATGATTTCATGTATCTCATTCGATTCTGCTTCGCTCTGTGGTGCTAGATTCCACGAAAAAGCAAAATTCTTTAAATCCACACCATCAAAAACGAGTGCTTGGTGAGGATTTACTGCCTCACCAGAGCCGGAACTTATAGCATCACCAAGACCAGGCACGATAGAACCTAAACCGGATTTATTTATGTAGCTTATATATGAGGCCTGATCTGTCAAGCCTAGCCCTGCAACGCCCTCTGTGCTCCGTAGAGAATTAGCAGCGTCTGCTCCTAAAGTACTAGCTGCTTCTAATGCCGATGATACAAACTCTGCGAGGCTTCCCGCTGCTACTGCATCCCGAGCAAGCGCTCCGACTACGCCTAATTCTCTACCTCCAACTGATATGCCGAAACGGTCGGTTATGGCTGCTGGTAAGGGCAGTCCTATTGAACCTACCTCATTCACACTATCAATAACTCCGCTGGAATAAGAATACTCCGAAAAGTTCATGTATATTCCGTGAGTACTACCTTCAGATGGGTACTGCAAATTTGAGAATCTGCCGCGTGATCTATTATTCTCTACCACTTGATCTGGTATCAAGACCGTGCTATTTAATCGCATTTGTATATCTATCCTTATAAATATAATTACTATATTATTTATAAAGGAAAAACGAATTGACTAGAGGTTACTCAGGAAAATTTAAACCCAAAAACCCTCATAAATACAAGGGCGATCCGACAAAGATAACATACCGGAGTTTGTGGGAGTTAAAGGTATTTAGGAGATGCGATGAGCATCCTGACGTTATTTGGTGGCAATCCGAGGAAGTAGCAATACCATATCGCAACCCTGCAAAGAATAAAGGTGCTGGAGGCTCGGCTAGATATTTCCCTGACATTATCTTGAAAAAGCGAATCGGCGAAGATGAATATGAGACAATAATGATAGAGATAAAACCCAAGGGACAGACAAAACCGCCAAATCCTGCTAAGAAAAACAACACGCCATCCGGTAGAGTATCAAGGCGATATTTGAATGAAGCTGTTTCCTATGCCATAAACCAGGCAAAATGGGACGCTGCTATGATATACTGCAGGGAAAGAGGATGGAAATGGCAGATAATGACGGAAGATGAGATTAAGCCCGGCAATCGTTAATTTTATTTTTCTCTTATAAATATATTTGTATTTAAAAAGGAGCAACTGTGGCCGCAATTTTTGACCAAATTTTGTTAAAGGGAATACGATCGGGTCAAGTTCCTGCTCGTAGCTCAACCGCGCGTCAGTGGTTCAGAGAAAAAGCAAAAGATGCAGGAAAAGTATCAGAATCTCAAATTTTAAGAGGAGATAAGGATCGCCTGAAAAACGCCACCGCAGTGGGCAGCATGTACTTTT